GAGAGGAGGTTCCCCCATTAAAATAAAGTATTCCGTCAAAAGTTCCACCGATAGATGATAACTGGGTGTTCGCAGTAATTTTCGTTGAATTCATAGGCATAGTATTCCCTCTTAAACTAAAGCAAGGCGGACTATGTTATAAAACTTACTCTTCTTCACTTTCACTTAGGCAAAGTGAAAGCAGTTGAGCCTTAGTATTTCGTAGTTCAAACGAAATACCTTGTTCAGTTAAATAGGCCTGTAATTCTCTCTTAGTCATGGAGGAGAAATCGGGTAGAGGTGCGACTTCATCAACCTCCGTTGATTCCTCTAAGGTTTCCTCAACGGGGGTTTCAGCCACCTCCTCTCCCAAAATCTCAAATCCATTTCTAATAAAAATATCCCGCAGGTCTTCCGAAACATCGTATTCATAATTACCCAAATACGCTCTTCCGAAAATAACCTTAGTCCCGCCTGTAATATTCTTAACTCTCATTACTTCACCTCAAAGTAGGCCGTATGCTCTAATTCTAAAGGTTCCAAGGTCGCCCGTTACAACTGCGCCAGTTGAAAGAGTAGATGGTGTAAGAACCAAATATTCTCCGTTAGCGGCAAGTGAAGCCGTTTCATTAAACAAAGCACCTGTTGTGGTAATTCGTGTGTTTAGTTTCACTAAGTTGTTTTCTTGTGCCAAAATCTCAATGTGGCTAAGTTGGGAAAGTCCCAAATCCGATGCAAGTAGGGAAAAGTTATTCCCAACAATCGTAATTTCGTCATTGGTAGCATCTGCTCCAATACCGGAAACAACGATAGTATCTGCGCCGTCAATGCTGACAATTGTAACTTCTCCATCATTTCCACCAGTAGCAGAAGAACCAAGAGTAATGGTGCTTCCTACTGAATAGGTTGTAGAGGCGTTAAGAGCAGTTCCGCTTTGACGAATAATGCTGTTAGAAGCCGCTACATAATTAACGGTAGTTGTTACAGATGCCGTAGCACTCTTAGTTACATTGAGGATAAAATCCACATAGTAGTAGTGGCCTTGAACCTTTGGAGCAGTAGAACCCAAATGGTCTGCGATAAATGTGATTGCGTTTAATCCCATTTAATCACCTCATTGAAGGTCCAAAATTTTGCCTTGTCCTCGGAAGTAGGTGCAAACAGTCTCAGCAACGGTTCGGTAAAGCCCACGGTGTCCTAACTTGCCGTGTCCGAAAACATCAGCATTGATGCCGCCTTCAAAGTATTCAGTTGGCTTCAAAGTGCAAAGGAACAGATGGTCAGTATCAAGAATAAGCATATCCGAGACACCAGCACCACCAGTAGGCATATCCTTAACAGGAATAATTGGGATGTCGTGATAAGTAGCAACACGGAAGCCCATTTCTCTACCTTCAACACCCTTAATTCCGTTATGGGTTGGCGTGATTTCCGTTCTACCCATGAAACGCTCCTGTGCTTGTAGCAATTCACCGAGGGTTTGAATGGTATCGTATCCAGTCAAAATAACCTTGGGTTCTCCACCACGAGCCATCAAGTTGCGAATAGCCGTGTTTAGCAAAGCAACCGTAAGGTTTCGCTCGGTTCCTCCGTTAGCATCAACATATGATTCCAAGTAAGGTGTGTTGCTGGTGTGGCGAGCAGTTCCGTAAAGTTCGTTTTTACTCGTAAGGGTTCCCAAAGCGTCGGTTTCTGCAAAAGTAGCCACGATTTTGTAAAGGCTCATAAGCGAGTTATCAGCCTTAGTAGCGTGTGCGTCAATACCAGTTCCAGCAACGCCGGTTAAGTCTTGCAAAATCATTTTGTTCATTGACTCAGCGTGAGAAACACCGACTTCTTCACGGTAATTAGCGATAAGGTCGCCCAATCCATCGTCAAGACCAGCCATCAATTGTGCAATTTCGGAAATCTCAAAGGTGTGAGCAATCGTCTTAGGAGAAACATGAAGGTTCTTATAGACGGGCTTAACATTCGTGATACCCGAAAGTGCGGCATTCTCAGCCGTGCCACCCAAATCATCAAGGTCGGAAACACCGAAAGTATCAGCCGCACCACCAATGGCTCTTTCTGACATAATTCGCCAGCCACTAGACTTCCAAGGTTTCTTAGGAAGAATAGAAAGGGCGTTAATCTCACGGTTAATCATAGACCACACTTTTTGACCATAAATCAAATTGTGTAAAGTAGCATCTCCACCGGGAGTAGCCAAAGCGTGTCCAGCATGAATACCGGAAGTTGCGCCAGTTGCTTTCAAAAGGTTATCGCTACCCATTCCATAGGTTGCTCGCTCCAAATCTCCAATTGTCTTAAAATATCCACTCATTTTAAATACCCCCCTCGTGCTTTGAGAAGAGACCATGAATCTCATCCCAAGACATTTCGTTCACACGGGAAAAATCTTCGCTAAGTTGACGGGTTGATTCCTCAACCGTCTGTGCCTTAGCGATTTCGTTGTTTTCCAAACTCTTCTTCAAGGAAGAAAGTTCTTCTCGGAGTTTGGAAAGTTCACTTTGCGGGTTAAACTTGGACTTGGCAATTTCTTGCTTTTCAATCTCAAGTTCCTTAGCATAACGAGCCTCAAATTCAGCCTTAACCAAATCGTATGCTCGGTCCTCTTCTTTTTCTGCTCGGAAAGCCTCGTAAGCCTTCTCAAGGCTAGAAGAAGAAAGGTCAAGAGTTTCAACACCCTTTTCCGTTCTCATGTATTCAAGTTCTTCCATGTCGTCTTCTTCCTTCATGTAGTCTCCTTCTTCTTCTTCCATGAATGCGCTATCCGCTTTCATTTCTTCTTCCTTAGAACCGTAGTCTTCCGACTCCATAGTTCCGGCTTCTTCCATCTTCATATCGCGCTTCTCGTCGTCGGAATCATCCTTCAACAACACGGTATTTTTCAGTTCTGCCATTACATCATTAAATTCGGCTAATGCCTTTTCAATTTCACTCATTTTTTTGTCCTCCTTAATTATATTAAACTTGGCTTCGGGATTAATCCCTTCTTCACAAATTGTGATTTCATGCAATTCTAACTTGTCAATTTCTTTATAACTCCCAATGTCGGGGTCATATTTATTGGCTTTGTTAATTGCCTGTCCTCCAATTGAGAAGGAACGAAGTTTTCCACGACGGACATCCCTCGCTACTTCCTTTGCCTTCTCAATATCATTTCTTAACTTTATCACTACAAAAAAACCTGTATCATCAACGCCTGTTTTTAGGACTTTACCTTTGGAATCTGTATAATTGTCTAAGACTTCACCCACTTGAACATTAGAGTGGGTAATCATCACATTTCGGAAACGGTCATTTTTCATAAAACCGTCAGCCGCATCACGAATTGCGTTAAGAGTAATTTTATCGTTTTGCTTATCCACCACATCAACGGAGGCGTAGCCAGCAATAACACACTCTTTGTTTTCCTTAAGAATGATAAATTCCCCACCATCGGTAGGTAGATTACCAAACATCGGAGTCTCCAACTGCATAGTAAATAGTAGGTTAGAAGACTATATAAATATTATCTAGTTTCTGCTAGTTTATTTTGCATTTTGTTATACTTATCCCCTCTAGCATCGTAAAGGCCCTCATTAGATTCCTTCGGTGCTGGTTTAGTTTCGTAGCCTGTCCAAGCCAACCACATTTCTTTTTCGTCCACGGGGAGGTATCTAATGTGAAGTTTTGAATCAATGTCCTTTCCTTTTAACATATATTCGTGATAACCATGTCGGTGTGCGCCTAACATAACCTTTCCTTTATCCATTAGAATATCATCCTGTGGGGTGGAGACTAACTTACAGGGATATTTTCCTGCCTCTCCTAAAAAGTCATAGAGGTTTTCCTTTGACTCTACATCTATTTCCCAAACATTCTCAAAGTTCTCGTGCTTGACGACGAAGTAAATTTTTTCATCCTTACTTAACCACATCAAGAAGTCTCCGACTTTTTTATCCATTTTATTAAGGGTTTTATCGTCGTGATGAAACTTATCCCTTCCAACGATACCGTATGCGTCCCCCATTTGCATAAGTCTCTTTTTCATTTTAAGCATACCATTTTTATCACCAAACAAGCGATTAACTAAATTTGCATCATGTTCCATCGCTTTTTTGTAAATGTTTTCAATACTAAGGGTCCCGTGGTTTTGTAAAATTTCTTGAATAAAGGACATAAATCTACCATTATCCTTGCCGTAGGCTCTCTTGATTTCCTTCTTCCATACCTCCATATCGGGGTATGCATTCTTTGACATGAGATTCTTTTCCTTGAAGCCGTGAAAAATTAAACCGTCCATGTTTAGTTCCAAGTCCATTTTTGCAATACCGTGAATACCATCAGTAATAACATAAGACTTTTTGAGGGCCTCTACTGTGTAGTCAGCCAAA